TGATTTATTTATCAGTGCAACAAATGGAGAGCAAGATGACAAAGATAGTAAATGAAATACCGGAAGAACTAGAGATGGAGGGCGAAGAAGTAGAAGTTAGTACAGAAGAAAGCAAAACTTCTAAACCCGAAAAATCTACCGCAGATGTCGAGCGAGTTGTACAAGAGAAACCACGTGCAGCTGAACCTGAAATTGAAATAGAGGAAGAAGACGATACACCTCTTGAAGATCAAGGGAAGGAACCTTTACCGCAAAAGATTGTTGACGAACTAGAGAATGATAATTTAGAAGATTATTCTGATCGCGTTAAACAACGTATGGCGCAGCTTAAAAAAGTTTATCACGATGAAAGACGTGCTAAAGAACAAGCTGATAGAGAAAGAGAAGAAGCTGTTCGGTATGCAAAACATATTGCTACTCAAAACGAACAATTAAAATCTACTCTTAGTAGTGGTGAAGAAGACTATATAAAATCTATTACTACTTCCTATGAAAAAGAACTTGATCTGGCTAAACGAGATTATCGTGAAGCCTATGAAGCGGGAGATACAGATAAAATTGTTGAAGCTCAAACTAAAATGACTGAGGCTCAATATAAATTATCTGCTAGTAAAGAAAGAAAACCACAATTTAAAGCTGTACAACAGCCTGAGAATAGTGTAGATTTTCAACAAAATGCTCCTCAAGCTCAAACCGCTGCTCAAGCCCCAAAACTAGACGATAGACAAAGGGCTTGGCAAGATGCAAATCCTTGGTTTGGTAAAGACACAGAAATGACTAGTCTTGCTTTAGGAATACATGAAAAACTCGTCAAAAATGGGGTTGACCCTGTTCGAGACGCCGATAGATATTACCGTAGTATCGATGATACTATGCAAAAGCGATTCCCTGAGAACTTTGGGGATAATTCGTTGGAAGAGGTTAAACCTGCCCAACGCAAACCTTCGAATGTTGTTGCACCGGCTACGCGCAGTACCGCGCCTAAAAAAGTACGACTAACCAAGACTCAATTAGCTTTGGCTAAAAAGTTTAGGTTGACACCGGAACAATATGCACGAGAAATGATAAAAACGGAGAACGCAAATGGATAAAGTTAAAAGAACTGATCGGGAAGTTGAAGTAAGAGAAGACCCTAAAAAAGAACGCGTATGGAAACCTGCGGCATTATTACCTGAGTTTACTCAGAAGCCAGGGTGGGTATATCGTTGGGTTAGAGTCTCTCTATTAAATGAACCGGATAACATGAACGTATCTTCGAAAATGCGTGAGGGCTGGGAACCTGTACTACATTCAGAGCACCCAGAACTTATAACCGGTACTCAACCCCAAGGACAATACAAAAACAATATTGAAATTGGTGGTTTATTACTATGTAAAGCTCCTAAAGAGCTAATGGAACAACGTCAGGCTTATATTGATAATAAAACTAAAAGTCAGACGGAAGCAGTCGATGCAGCATACCTGAATCAAAACGATCCAAGAATGCCTAAGTTTGCTGAAGGTTCTGAAAAGTTTGGAAGGGGTTAAAAATAAACCTTTTAATGGAGAAAGAAAATGGCATCTACAGCTAGTCCTTACGGACTTAAAGCCGTAAACCACATTGGTGGTACGCCTTATGCGGGTTCTACTCGCTTACTACCCATTGCTAGTGGATATGCAACCAACATTTTCAACGGTTCAATAGTTTCTATTGTAGCCGCTGGTACAGTTGAGATTGTTGTAACTACAGGTAATGGCGGTGGTGGAGCAGCAGCAGCGTTCCCCGCTGGTACAATTGGTGTATTTGTGGGTTGTACCTACTCAGACCCAGTTACAGGCAACTTAACCTTTAGTCAATATTGGCCATCAGGTACTGTTGCATCAGACGCTCAAGCATACATTGTTGATGATCCTGATGTAGTCTTTATGGCACAAGCAGACGCAGCAGTAACAGCAGTTGACTTAGGTCAGAATACTCATCTAGCAGCGATACAAGCTACTGACACAGGAAGTACCACTACAGGTAATTCTACTAGTGCAGTAACAGCTACAACAAATACTACGGCAGCTTTCGCTTTCCGCATTGTTGATTTTGTAGACAGCCCAACATCGGCTGTAGGTGACGCATTCACTGACTTACTTGTTAAGTTTAATGCTGGTGTTCACTCTTACAATAACTCAACAGGTATCTAAGGAGAATAAATCATGGCAATTTCAAGAGCTCAACTCTTAAAAGAGTTACTCCCAGGCCTTAATGCTTTATTCGGTTTAGAATATGCGCGTTATGGTGAAGAACACAAAGAAATCTACGAAGCAGAATCTTCGGACAGAAGCTTTGAAGAAGAAACTAAACTAGCTGGCTTCGCGGCAGCACCTGTTAAAGGTGAAGGCGCAGCAATTGCATACGATAATGCACAAGAAGCATTCACAGCTCGTTATAACCACGTGACAATTGCTCTAGGCTTCAGTCTTACTGAAGAAGCAGTTGAAGATAATCTATATGATTCTCTTTCAGCTCGTTACACTAAAGCTCTTGCTCGCTCAATGGCAAACACTAAGCAAGTTCGCGCAGCCAACGTTTTAAACAATGGCTTCAACGCAGCTTTCCCTGGTGGAGATAATGTGTCATTGTTCAATGCTAACCACCCATTAGTTTCTGGTGGCGTAAACAGCAACACTCAAGCAGTCGCTACAGACTTGAACGAAACAGCGTTGGAAAATGCTGTAATTCAAATTGCAGCTTGGACTGATGAGCGTGGACTGTTAATAGCAGCGAAACCTCGTAAACTAGTAATTCCACCTTCGTTGCAGTTCGTTGCGACTCGTCTATTAGATACAGAGCTACGTGTAGCTACTGCTGATAACGATATCAACGCACTACGTACTAACGGTGCAATTCCAGAAGGATATACTGTAAACCACTTCTTAACTGATGGTGATGCGTACTTCCTTACAACTGATGTTCCTAACGGTATGAAGCATTTCGAAAGAACTCCGCTTACTACTTCTATGGACGGCGACTTCGACACAGGCAATGTACGTTACAAAGCTCGTGAGCGTTACTCGTTTGGTTGGTCTGACCCACTAGGTATGTGGGGTTCTCAAGGTGCTGCATAAGTAGCACTGGCTCGGCGGAAAACCCTGGTGTCATCCTCCACCAGGGTTTTTCTTTTTCTGTTGTATAATCATTTTAATAAGTGTAGTATCCTAGTATTCCGGGAAAAATCCGGCTTATTAGACTGTCCCGGCAGACGCATACACGACTAATAAGCTTCACTTTGTATGGAGAATTAAAATGGCTATAACCACTTTTGCTGGTCCAGTCAGATCCCTTGGTGGATTTGTTGAGTCCGGCTTCAATAACGCAATCGATGCAACCGCAGCTTTGACTGGCGGTACTCTTACTTTAACCGCGCTCCCCGTAGCAGCTTCAGCTCCTGGCATATTGCCAGCAACCGTAGGTTCACCCGGACACGCTGGTAAAGAACTCACTGTTTCTGCAGATGGCGGTACATTTACTCTACCTCTTATTAATGCAGTTAATCCAGGCGCTAACGCAGCTGCAGGCCAAGGCCAAGGCGGAGCTTCTGATCCTAATCAAACAAGTAACTTAGGTATGCAGTTTAGATTTACTGTACTAGCTGATCTTACAACTGACCTTATTATTAATACTGGTGCCCTCACTGACGTAATTTTTGGAACTATTAATTTCTGTGATGACGCTAATGATGCCGGTGTAGCTGCATTTTTTCACACTCCCGGTACAGCTAATTCAGTTACATTTAATGGTGCCAGCCAAGGCGGAGACGCAGGTTCTACATTTACTCTAACTGCAGTCGGTGCAGCAGCATGGAAACTAGAAGGGGTATCGGTATTTCCTACTGCTTCAACACCAGCTACACCATTCTCAACTAGAGTTTAATAGACTAGGAAATTATTATGGACGGAGATATTTGGGCAATTAACCCTACGGTAAGTAACACTACTTATCGCGCTGCCGCAACTATTGCAGCTGATGCTCTTACTCTTACGTTGTTAACCGATAGCCCCGCGTTAAACGGGGCAGGTTATTTAGTAAATATTACCTCAGATGGAGATGATCGTGGTATTACTTTTACTGTAACAGGGCGTAGAGTAGGTAGTATATCTAGCGGTGATGTTAGCGAGGTTATTACAGGACCTAACGCTACTACAGTATCAGGTACAATTCCTTTTGCATCTATTACTAGTATTGTTGCAAGTGGCGCATCCACAAATGATGTATCTGTTGGTACAACAGGAAATTTATTCTTACCCAGAGCACGCATAAAAGGTTTTTATGTATTGTGCAGCGCTGCAGCTGGAAGCCTTGTTGTGCGAATAAATAGTGTAGATTCTGTGGTAAACACAATATTTAATATTTCTACACCTGCAGGCGCTACACTTGTTGAACAGCTACAACTACCGGGTCAAGGAATTTTAACTGCTAGACAGGTTAATGACTACGCAGAAGTAATACCAACTAACATAACTGACTACACACTATTTTGTGGGTAATGTATGGCAACGGCAAAGAAAGCTAAACCTAAAGCTAGAAAAAAAGGCGTATCTTTAGCAGTAGGAAGGGGCGAAAAGCTCCCCGTTTCTAAAGGAGCGGGTCTTACTGCGAAAGGTCGCGCCAAATATAATCGAAAAACTGGAGCTAATCTCAAGGCTCCTGCACCCAATCCCAAAACGAAAAAGGATGCGGCTCGCCGTAAATCTTTTTGTGCACGAATGTCTGGTATGAAAGGCCCTATGAAAGATTCTAAAGGTCGTCCTACTAGAAAAGCAGCATCATTAAAAAGGTGGAAATGCTAATGAGTACCGAACGTGAACTAGGAGAACATTCAGTAGCTATTGACCATATGCAAAAAGATATGGACGAAGTGAAAGAAGATATCCGCCACCTAAAAATTGCTGTTGATAATATTGAAACTATGTTATCTGAAATAAAGGGTGGTAGAAGAATGGCTATGTGGTTTTGCGGTGCTATCGGTAGTGCAATTACAACGGTTATATATTGGTGGGCTGGTAAGTAATGCCAGCTAAAAGCGCCAAGCAACTTAAACTAATGCAGGCGGTGGCTAATAACCCTAAGTTTGCTAAAAAGGTAAACATTCCACAGTCTGTGGGTAAAGAATATTCTAAGGAGAGCAAGATGTATAATAAGAAAATGATGATGGGTGGTAAAGTCAAGAAAATGATGAAAGGCGGCAAAGTCAAGAAAATGAT